TCGCAAGCCCTATCATGGGGCAAAGGCAGTCGATAAGACCTGCCGGAACCATGGGAGCTGTCCTTATTGCTCAGCTGGACGGAAGCACAGAGAACTGAGACAGGCTCCGGCTGATGGCGTGGATGAAATATACAAGGTGCTGCATGGAAGAAGGGGAGAGTGAATGGAAGCGTTTCAACATTGGCCGGCAATGCTCGCAGGGATTTTATTCTGCACACCTGCTTGCGTGATTTTATTGGTTTGGGCGTGGAGGCAGAGGAAATGACTAAGCAAGAGTTAGCGCATATAGCAAGAGTCATGTATGACTTGCAGGAGTATTGCGTGTTTAACTTCTGGGAAAACGAAAAACCATGCAAAGAATGCGCGGCTAAGAAAAATGAGGTATGCAATTTATTTGTCGCTTGTCATGGCATTCCGAAAATGTGGGGGATAACAAAAGCAGATATTGAGCGATTGGAGCGTGATTCAGATGGAAGATAATAAAACTTGCCCATTTTGTGGTAGTGACAGTACAGAAGTGTATACGCATTACGGCGAAAGCGCAGGGATTCAGTACGGCGGCTATTATCCAGAGTGTACAGTTTGCGGGTGCAGGCTGGGCTATTATGAAACCCGCGAGGAAGCATTAAAGGCATGGAATAGGAGGGCGAAGGATGAAATTAGTCATTGATACTACTGACAGCGAAAATGTAACGCTGCAGTGCGCGGAATTTGATTCGTATGAGTTAGGGCTGGCACTGGGGAAATATTTGGAACATATTGCCGACCTGGCCGGTGCCGATGCGGAGACTTTGAAAAAGACAGCTGTGCAAAGCATGACCATAGCAATGCTTAATTCAGCTGACGAAGCCGATATTAAGATGTCGAGACAATGGAGGCGCGTTTCTGATGACAGATAAGAGAGAAGATGGCTTTCTGTGCAGAATGTACACGATTGGTAAGAACAGCGGCAAGGCGGAAAAGACCCAGGAGGTCATCGATATACTGATGGATTTTCTGAAAAAAAACTTCAACAATCCTCCAACCGATGATTTTGAAAAAGGTTTTATTCTGGGCATTAGGCGAGCAGTAGGGATAATCAAAGATGGAGGTTGGCAATAATGGGCTGTGACAACGTAAACCATCCAAAGCATTATGAACTGCCGGGAGGCGGCGAAACCATCGATTTCATAGATGCAGTTTGTGGTGATGGAGTCGATGAATATTATCGGGGGAATATCCTGAAATATATCTGCCGATACAAAGATAAAGGCGGTGCTGAGTCATTGAAAAAGGCCCGCTGGTATCTTGATAAACTTATAGCATTTCAAGAGACAAAAGAAGAATTGGAGGCCGAAGATTGATTAAGATTGATAAGCAGCACCACAAAATTATTAGAACCTCTCCATCATGGGGAGATTGGGAATATGAATATCACGAACGCCACCAGCAGGAACGAAAAGCAAGGCGGCTGATGAAGGGCAGGGAAAGGAAAGATTGATGGACATTAAAAGGCTTACTTCAAGAATTCAGCCAATCGGGCATATCCTGAAAAGAAGGCAAAGGCACAGGGATATGATGCAGAGAGAAAAGGAGTTTGAAGAACTGCTTGCCAAAGAAAAGAAAAAGCTGGCGGCTCGTAAAAATAAATGATGAAAAGCGGCAGGGCGAAAGCCCTGCTGTGTGGCTTTATTGGGGGAAAAGTAGTAAAATATATAGGTGAAGTTTTCATTCTATCGGAAAAGGAGAGTGACACAGTTTGAGAGAGTATAGCGATTACATCGAAACGACACGCAGATACTTAAAACAATATGGCCAGTTCAAGGTGACAGTCACCAATCTCAAAGACGATATTGATACATGGCAGCAGATTATAGATTCTGAAATTGTGGCACCCATCGCGAAGTATGACAGCCAGCCAGGAGGCGGAACATCCGAGCTGAGCACTGTGGAAGCAGCAGCCGCCCGCAGGGAAAAAGTCACGGACATGATTATCAAGAACAAGGAAAGCATCCGAAACATTGAGCGGATAATTCGCAAGGTGGATAGAGCCATCGAGGAATTAAAGCCGGATGATAGATTCTTGATAAAGGGCCATTTCATCGAACATAAAAGCTGGGGAGAGCTGAGCGCTGAAAAGTTCTTTACTGAAAAATGGGCCCGCGAAAGGTCACGGAAAGCAATCAAGAAAATGGCCTTCATGATGTTCGGGGATAAGGCACTCCCAAGACAACAAAATTTATTCATATTTTACGAATGAGGCGGGGACTTTGCTCCCTGCCTTTTTTATGTGGATAATGTGGGTAAAATTGTGGAAAACTCAAAGGAATAAAATCATGGCATTTCTGTGGCAATAAGCTGTTTATTTTTATTTGATTTTTTGGGATAAAAACGTGGGCCATCTGGTGCGGTTTTTGCCTGTTTTATGTGCGATAATAGTAACATCGAAAAACGAAGGACAGAGGCGAAAGGTCAAGGCGAAAGCTAAGGCCTTTTTCTTATGTGCAGGCACTGGAAGGAGGTGGCGGACGATGTGAAAAAAGAAAATAAGCTGACAGCTAAGCAAGAGGCGTTTGTCAATTATTACATTGAGATTGGCAATGCGACCGAGGCTTACAAGAAAGCAGGCTATAAGGTCAAGAGTGAAAAAGCGGCAGGGGCGTGTGCAGCCCGCTTGCTAGGAAATGCTAGGATAAAAGCCGCCATCGCCGCCAAAATGAAGAAGCGGGAAAAGCCAAGCATTGCCAAGGCTGATGAAGTCCTGTCTTTCTTCACCAGCGTTTTGCGTGGGGAGGTCAAGGACGAACAGATTGTTGTCCTGGGGACAGGCGAAGGCAAGAGCCGGGCAGTGAGGATGGAAACGAGAGTTTCCACCAAAGACCGAGTGAAGGCCGGGGAACAACTTCTCAAGCGATACCCTGCAGAGCTGGATAAGGCAGAGCAAAAGGCCCGCATTAAACGGCTGGAGGCTGAGCTTCTGGCCATGGAAAGCGAGCAGGCAGCTGCTAATGATGATGTGACCATCGTGGACGATATCGGGGGCGGGGAATGATATGCAGATAAGACTTTCTGAAATCATCGCGCCTCACTTCTTTGATATCCATCAGGACATCAAAAAGCATGGCCATACATTCTATTGGGAGGAAGGCGGGCGAGGCTCCACCAAGTCGTCGCATATCAGCATTGAGATTCCTTTGCTACTGCTGAAAAATCCGCAGTGCCACGCGGTGATTCTTCGCAAGGTAGGCAACACCATCAAAAACAGCGTATATCCGCAGATGCAATGGGCCATCGACAAGCTGGGGCTTTCCAGCAAGTTCAAGTTCAAATCAAGCCCCCACGAAATCACCTACAAAAAGACAGGTCAGAAAATCCTATTCATGGGCGTGGATGACCCGCAGAAAATCAAGTCAATCAAACTGCCTTTCGGTTATATCGGAATAGCATGGTTTGAAGAACTTGACCAGTTCAGCGGGATGGAGGAAATCCGAAGCCTTAACCAGTCACTTTTGCGTGGCGGTTCACAGTATTGGGAGTTCTGCTCATTCAACCCGCCGAAGTCGCAAAATAACTGGGTGAACGAGGAAAAGCTGATTGATGATGCTGACCGGCTTATCCATCACTCTGATTATCGGGGAGTACCGAGGGAGTGGCTAGGCGAGCAGTTCTTTGCGGATGCCGAAAAGCTCAAGGCCAAGAACTTGCGAAGCTATGAGCATGAGTACCTGGGCGAAGTCACCGGCACTGGCGGCGCTGTCTTTGAGAATGTCGAAGATATGCGCATGAGTGATGAAATGGTGGCACAGTTCGACCGCCTGCTCTATGGGCTTGACTATGGTTTTGCAGTTGACCCGCTGGCGTTCCTCTGCATGCACTATGACCGCAAGCATGAGGTTTTGTATATCTTTGATGAGATATACCAGCAGAAGCTGACCAACAAGCGGGCTGTGGAGCTTATCAAGCCAAAGGCAGAGTTTAGGCGGATAACCGGCGATTCAGCAGAGCCGAAATCAATCGCTGAAATGCGAGAGCTGGGGCTTAACATCACAGGAGCCCGCAAAGGCCCCGATTCGGTTGATTTTGGTATGAAGTGGCTGCAGGGCAGGGCGAAAATCTACATCGACAAGCAACGGTGCCCGAACACCTACAAGGAATTTGTGATGTATGAATACGAGAAGAACCGCCAAGGGCAATTCATAAGCGCCTACCCTGACCTAAACAACCACGCAATAGATGCCTGCCGTTATGGGTGCTCCGAGGTGATGCGGGCAGGCGGCATGAGTATATTCAAATAAGAGGTGAGACAATGGAGCTGGATGCAGCTAAACGGTTAATAAATAAATATGTGCAAGGCCACGCTGATTTCATGGCCAGAGCCGCCGAAGGTGACCGCTATTACAGGGTGCAGAATGACATCATTTTCCGCAAGTCTAAGCACGGTGAAGGGTATATGAAGGACAATGACGGAATCAGCAAGGTAAAACCTCCTGACCCCATGCGGCGTGCTGACAACAAGATTCCCTTTTCCTTCTATCAGCTGCTGGTCAATCAGAAAGCAGGGTACATGTTCACAGCCCCGCCTTTGTTCGATGTGGGGGATGAGAACCTAAACAAGGTCATAGCGGAAACGCTGGGCGATAGATATGCGCAGAAGATTAAGGAACTGTGTGTTAATGCCAGCAATGCAGGTATAGCATGGCTCCACTACTGGCAGGATGAGCACGACGGCTTTTCCTATGGCGTGGTGCCCAGCTATCAGATTATCCCTGTATGGTCCCACAAGTTGGACAAGAAACTGCTGGCGGTGTTGCGAGTCTACAAAGACTTTGACGATGCCGGGGATGAATGGGACATCTACGAATACTGGACAGACACCGCCTGTGAGGCGTTCCGAAAGCCTGCTGCAGATGAAAGTTTCGATGGGCTGACCTATTACCCTATGTTTACAGATTTCTACTATGCAGGGCTGACCGATTCGGAAAACAAGGTGCTGCATGACTGGGGGCGGGTGCCTTTCATCCCCTTCATGAACAACAACATAGGGGCCCGCGACCTCGACGCGGTGAAAGGCCTTATCGATACCTACGACAAGACCTTTAGCGGCTTTGTGGATGACTTGGAGGATATACAGGAAGTAATACTGGTGCTCACCAACTACGGCGGGCAGGACATGGGGCAGTTCTTATCTGACCTCAAATATTACAAGTCGATTCAGATGCAATCCTCCGGCGATGGAGACAAGAGCGGTGTTTCGACTCTTAACATCGATATCCCGGTGGAGGCCCGCGATAAACTGCTGGAGCTGACCCGCAAAGCTATCTTTGACACCGGGCAGGGGATTGACCCGCAGCAGCAGGGCCTTGACTCCACGAGCGGCGAGGCGATGAAGTTTCTGTATGCACTGCTTGAAATCAAAGCAGGCCTCATGGAGACAGAATTCCGCATAGGTTTAGCAGATTTGGTGAGAGCCATCTGCAGGAACTATGGGCGGGAGCCTGGACAAATTATCCAAACATGGACACGCACCAGCATCCGCAACGATGCAGAGCTGGCCTCCATGTGTTCTGACTCTGTGGGGATTATCTCCAAGAAAACCATTTTGAAAAATCACCCCTTTGTAGAGGATGCCGAAAAAGAAATCGAACAGCTGGAGAAAGAGAAAGAAGCTGAAATGGAAGCGGCCAACATCTACCAGGGCGATTTACCAAAGGATAATAAGGACCCGGAAGCTGGGGAAGGAGGTGAAAACGACGATGTTTGAACTACTTTGCCAGTACGCAAGGAAATTCGGGCAGGATTTCCCGATTTCCAAGGTGATGGACACATCCAATGAAAACGGCGTTATTCAGCTGGTGCAGAAATGCCTTGCAGAAAACAAGCCGTTTGGTGGCGGCAAAAAGAAAGATGCCGCTAAGACCTCTAAATAATTTCCTTTAGCGGAACAGGTTACCGCGTAAAAAACCGTAAGGAGTGAATG